GGTGAATATTTATTTAGAGAAGCTAATCCATAACCAAAATATTTCCAATAATTACCTGTTTGAATAGCATTAGCTCTAAGTAGATATGTTACAGAACCTCCTTCACCAACAGTATCACTACTAAAAAATTTATCTAAAACAATATGATATGGATTTACAACTTCTATTACATTAGCTAATCCATTATAACTACCATTTAGTGCTAAATTATCCATTTGTATAACTATCTCATCACCTGGTAACAATCTATGTGGTTGTGAAAATGTAAATCCTAATGAATAAGTTACACCATTATAATAAGCTTGACTGAAATAACTATCAGAAAATGTTAAACCAGGATTTACATCAAAACCATATTCTATCTTCCATTTCAATCCATTTACACCATCTGTTATAATACCATCTGTTATCTCAATATCAGTTAAGGAGTCTTCTAGTAATTTATTAATAACATTATCACCTTCTTCAATATGAGCTTTTAAAACTTTACTAACATTAAATATACCAAATCCTAAATCTGAAGCAGGATTAGGGGTGCTATATCTACCTAAATTCTTTATCTTATCACCAGCAGCATAAGCATTTATACCAGTCATTTCAAATTGGTTATATCTATAACCTAATTGGTCTTTTAAAGATGGTACATCTTGTTTTAATTGATAAATATCAAATATATAATTAAAGTCTGTGAATTGGTTAGCATCTACAAATTGAATATTATATTCACCATAAAATTCTGTACCTAATTGAGAGAATACATCAAATGATGGTATAACTCCTACTGTTGTAAATATATCACTATTATAATGTGTGTATTGTGGTTGGAAAGCAAAAACACTTTTATCAAAGTTAAAAGGTGTTAATTGTGCCAATGAATGTGTAAATTTAGTTGCCATTATTTTATCGATTTTTTTTGGTGATATTTTATAGTATAGTTTAACTATTAATCTATATATTAATTTTATAAATCTAATTACTATCATATTATATATATTTTTTGTTTATTTATTTATATCTAAAATAATAGAATTAACTAAACTTTCAAAGTCAGCTCTAACTCCATCTTTCAATATCTTTGTTTTATAATTTAGAATATTACCTAATGTAATCTTTAATACATTTGTAGCTTTTATATTTTTAGTTTTTAAACTTCTTGCTATTAAGAAAGCTGTACTTTCTTTTGTTAGATATTTTCCTTTCTTATTTTTAAATTTAATATTTCTAGCAACAACCCATTTCTCAAATGGTTTAGATGGTGGCATCTTTCCTGAAGCTTTTCTACCCTCATCAACAAATTTTAAATAACTATCAGCTGTTATTACTAAAGAATAAACACCTTCTAATTGTTTTAGAACTTTATAATCTAAACTTCTTAGAAGATTACCAGTGGCAACTTTATCTAATTGAATTAATTGTTTAGATAATTCTTTAATATACTCATCACCTAAGTTATTTAAAGCTTCCTCAATATTAGGAAAGTCTGATGAACTTCTAACTGATATTGCCATTTATATTGAATGTATATTTAATATCATAGATGGTGTGCTATTATTAGAAATAATAGCAACTCTATCATTTTGTAATGGGTCTATATATTCTAATGTACAAAATAATTCAACTTCATCACCAGCATTTAAACTTTGTAATGTAGTACCTATAACTGATGTAAATCCTGGAACTATTGTCCAATTACTTTGAGCAACAATTGAACCATTAACAAAAAGACTACCATAAACTATAGAATTAAAATAGTCACCAGTATCATACCTAAGTTCTAAATTCAATTCGTAAGTTATTTCATAATTACCACTATTTTCTATTACAATCTTTTCATTTTGAACTGATATACCATTTGATATAACTGTAGTAGAGAATGTTAGAAAAGAACCAGAAGTCTCAGGCTCATGAATTTCATTATCATATAATGATATATAATAACTACTTGAAGTACCACCACCAGTTCCATCACAACCACAATCTAATCTATATTCTAATGTACTACCATTTAAACTAAAAGTCCAACCTGGTATTTCACTAATAGGAATTGTACAAGGTGTAAATCTTAAAGCTTGTTTTAATCTAATTGTTGTTCTATGACCATTAACATTTTCATCTGTTGCTTCAAAAACAGCTTGTGTTTGAATATCATCTACTAATTTAAGTCCAGCAGCAACATAATAAGGATGTTGTGATATTTCAGATATAATTGTTTGTAATATATAAAGTGTGTCTGATGTTGTATTAATATAATTATCATCACCTTTATTAATTCTATCCATTACATAAACATCAAAATCATAATATACTTCAGTATAATTTAAAGCACTACCACCTCTTGACATAGTTGTATTAGTATTCTCTATATGTAAATATGGCATCTTTAAATTACCATCAGAATTTATATCTGAAGTTGGTCCATATGAAAATGAATTTATCATCTTATGTCTAAATGTTAAATCATTAAACATTTTTATTATTCTTTCTATACTGTGTGTATTAGCTGCCATTTTTATCTTTTATTTTTTCTCATTGCTATTTTGTGTTGTTGTTCCATATATCTATCTCTATCTTTATACATACTTAAAACATCTAAACAATATAGAAAGTTCATTTTATATACCTCATCATGTTTGGTTATATCTTTATTAGCTAATGTATCAACCATAGATAACCAATTATAAATAGGATTTAATTCATATTCACCTATTTCACCACTACTTCTTGTGCCACCTCTGAAGAGTTCTTTGTAGCTAACATTCCAGAGTTCAAATTCCCATTGAAAAAAAAAACTAGGAAGTGATTTAAATCAATCAACTTAGCTTCTAATAAATATTCACTTCTACTCTTAACGGTTGCTCCATCAAATCTTTCTATAACATCTTTACCCTCTTCAACTTTAACTGGTCTAACTAATATTGCCATCATCAACATCATACTCTCAAACTCATCTTTAACATTCTCTTGAAATGTTTTAATAGATATAACTTCACCCATAGTTAATTTATTAAGATTACCTACGAACATATAATATATATCTCCAACTTTTATTTTTTTATTATTTCTTTTTGGAATTGGCTCAGTTAAAAATTTAATATTACTAATTATTTTATTTAATGTATCTAACTCTAAATCCATTAATTCATCTTCAGTGGCATCTGTTAGAGCTTCAAATACCTTAATAGTATATAATTCATCCATATATAGATTTTTATTTCTATCTAATTTTTGAATTGTAATCCAATCTTTCATACTAATATCTTCCCATTTATTCTTTAGGTTATAATCTTTATTACCGATTTTAAATTTTAACATAGTTTATTTTTATTTTTTTAGTAAAATTTTAAATAATTTACTCCATTATTTTTATTTAATAACTTCCAATAGTGGATACAATATCTCATTGAATCACATATATGGTCCCATTTCTTTACAGGTTCATCTAATATTATATCACCATTTGTTTTCCATTTATAATTACTTATTTCTTTTAAAAGGTTTAAACTTTCTTTATGAATAAATAACTCAGATGATTTTACTGAATCTATTCCTGCTTTTACTTCTTTAATTGATGCCTTAGCTGGATATCCAGCTCTCTTTAAATCTTCTATAACTTCTGGTCTAGCATTATCTACTATTATATATTTATTTTTAGATATTCCCATCCTATCAAGTTCTCTTATTAAATCTGATGATGTTAGGCCACTCTTATATAATAATTCTTTAACATATACTTTCTTATCAATAAATTTACATTCTACTAAAGCACAAGGGTCATTATAACCTAAGTCCAAACCATACATCATTTCTTTATAATTATCTACATCACCTTCAAACATTTTATGATGTGTATAGATAGTTGTTTTACCTATTCCTCTTTCACCAAGAGCATAAATATTATAATAAGAAACATCAATATTAATTAAATCTTCAATCTCTTTTACTTGATAATCATTTAAGAAAGGATTATCTTTATATGTAGATTTAATTAATTGACTATTTTCCTTTGATATAAGGTCATATAAGAAGTGATGGCTATCAGAAGGATTATAATCGAAAATAAGCTTCTCAGTTGTTCTTAAATTAAGTTGCACATATTCTTCAAAGTTTAATTCATTTGCTTCATTACAAAAAAGAATATCTCTTTTTCTTCCTCTTAACTTTTGTTCATCATCTGCTGAAAAGAATTCAATCATTGAACCATTATCAAATTTATAATAATTCTCTGTTTTATTATGGTTCTTTTCATTGTAAATATTTAAATCTCTCATAATCTCAAAGAAATCTCTCATAATAGAGCCTCTTAGTGAAGGAAATGATTTTCTTATAATAGATATTGTTTTAACTTGTGTTAGGGATATTACAATTAATAATTGACACAAACTATATGTTTTAGAAGAACGTGAGCCACCTTGGTTAATTATAAATCTAATATCAGGATTATTAATAGCTTCTAAGTTATTAGTAAAGACACTAGTATGTTGTATTTCTAATTCCAATTATTCATCTTTATTTTTTTCTTTAACAACTTGAACCAATCTTATCTCTGTTATCTTATCACCACCTGAAGTTATATCTACTTTATCAGCAGCATATATTCCTTGTATTTTATTTAATTCTTTTCTTAAATCATTCCAAAGTCTTAAATCACCAGAGATTGCTGCCTTCTCAATCATTTGTTCATATTGATAAATAGCTTCTTCAATTAAAGCATCATTAGTTTCATTATATCTATCTTTAAGTTCTTTCTTAGCTAGTTTTATATACTCATATGATTGAGTTTTAGCATAACCTAAACTATCTAATAATTCTAATATAGATTTAGTACTCCACATCTCTTTTAATCTTAAATTGATTATCTTTGCAATCAAATCATCTTTTGTATATCCAGCCTTCATATTTCAGTTTGGTTCGTTTATATTATATATATTTTACTTTAATAATTTTCTATACTCTTCATAAGCATTAATTCTTGCCTCTGCAATCTTAAAATAGTTGAACCTGAACCCATTTTATTTATTGTTAATAAACTTACCATATTCATCTCTGTTTAATTTTAATTCTCTATTAAGTTCGTTCCAACTATGTTTAATATTTTCAGAACAGGTCATCATTTCTAAATTTTCTATTCTATTATCAGTTTTAATTCCATTTTTATGATTAACTTGTAAATCATTTGAATAATTATCTAAATAAAACATTGTTATAATTCTATGTTGAAAATAATTCTTTCTACCATCAGTATTTTTTGATAAAGGTGTATGTAGTCTTGCTTTTAAATATCCTTTATGTGTTAAACAAAACTTTACTTCTTTCATAGTTCTTCTATTAATTACAGAACCATCCCTATTTACAATATAATTAAGTTCTAAATATTCTTTCTCTGTTAATCCTTTTTCAAAATTATTTTTATAACTTTTACTATCTCTACAATCCAAAGAACAATATATTTTATCTTTAATTAAACTAGGTTTTCTATTAAATTCTTTACCACATACTTCACAACTTACTTTCATAATATACTTTTATTTTTATATATTAAATAGTAGGGTCTTCCATTATACTTTTTATTAAATTAATTTCAGGGTCACTTACAATACTATCTACACTATTATCTGGTAGTTTTTTTAGTGATATCATATTATCACCTAACATTAGTTTTGTTTGTTTCATATTCCTAAATTTTTTAATTTTTCTTCTCTTTTTAATTGATTAATAATCAATTCTAACTTATTATAGTTATAAATTTCATAATAATCACCTTCATCACCATAATTTTTAACATCTATTAAATTATAATTTCTACTAATTTTCTCTATTTTTTTATTAATTCTATATAAAATAGAAGCATTCACATTTAATACTTGTAAATCATCTATATGAAGAGAAATATCTATTTTTTCATCTATATGATTTTTAAAAATTTCTAATAATAATAAATCACTAGATTTAAAACATATTAAATAACTCTTTATATTTTTTAAATGTGTATAAATTATATTTAAACACTTATGTATATTAATCATAATTCAACATCTTTTATTCTTCCATCAAGGATTCTTCTTTTAACTTCTTCATACAAACTATCTATACTATTAGAACAATTACAACCAACTTTGAAGTAAGTTATCAATGGGTCAACAAATTGTTTATACATTGAGAATATCTCATCATAATTATTTATGTTTAACTCGGGTAGTTTTCTCATATTTTTTTATATTTTTTTATGTATTATATTTTATATATTGAACAACTGCCCTATATAAAACACAATCTTCATTATCACAATAACTATCATCACAATCTACAACTGATAAATTCTTTTTTAAAATATCATAGATAGTTCTAACACACACTTCTATTTTATCATCATCTTCTTCTTTCATTATATTTTTAATTTATTTTTTATTACTTGTAGTAGTGAAGCAATTAAAGCTGCTTCTAAACTAATCCAAATATCAAATGATAATAATAATCCTAACCAAAATGAACAACATTTAAAACAACCTGTAATCGCTATTGATATTAATTTTGGTAAATTATATGGTATTAATTGTAATAACCATTGTAATGGCTCAAAGCTTGAAATGAACCAAGCCAATAATAATATTTTAATTATTAATATCATTTCTCAATAAATCTTTTTTTAGTTCTCTCTTTAATTGTTTTAACATATTTATTCTTTCTATATCAGAAGGTGGAATAAATTCTAATTTCTTTTCTATTCTAGAAATAAAATCTTGGTAATACTCTTTGTTTTTCATAATGTTTGTTTTTGTTTATTGTATATATTAATGTTTTAAAATGGAAAATCCTATTTTTGAATATTTTTTATTTTATTTTCTCTTTTATTTTTATAATACTCTCTCCTATACTCTTTTAATCTTTCTTTATTTTCTTCATTATATTTTTTAGCATAATCATTCATCTTTTCTTTATTTTCTTCATAATAATCTTTTGAATACTTAATAATATTCTCTTTATTTTCTTTTTTATAATTCTTTATACTTTCTAATACTTTCTCTTTATTTTCTTCATAATACTTTTTAGAATAATCTCTAAGATAATTTACATAATATCCTTTATTTTTTTCTCTATAATTTTTATTATATTCTTTTGTATCAAACCCATTTCCTAATCTTATATTCAATAGTGGAGCCCCTAAATCTAGGTAAAATTTTATCCAATATCTTTCTCTACTTTCATCATCTGTTTCTTCTATAAGTTCTATTTTACACTCCTTATAAAATGGAATATTATCATATCCATTACATTTTCTTTTGTATAATTTTCTTTTAGTTTGTCCAATATATACAACCTCATCTTTGAAGGTTAATTTATAAATCTTTATCATAATATTCTTTTATAATTATATATTAATTTCAATATACTTCCTTAAATTAATATATAATTATTTTCTATTTTCATTCAAAGTTATTGTTAAAGGTAATAATTTATCTAGTTTTTTATCTCTTAGGAGACACTTTATCTCTTCAAATGATATTACACCTACTGTGTCAATATAAATCTCACCATAGAGGTCTATACACATTTCACCATATTCAATAAATCTATTCTTATTATCTATGTTATAGATATAATTATCACAATTGGTATATTCTTTTAGGATTGATATTATGTTTGTTTTTCTTCTCATATTCCTAATTCTGTTAGTTTTAAATCTCTATACACTTCTATATAATATTTTTTTATAAAATCTTCAAATGTATATATTTCTTCTATATAAGTGGAAGAGTCGTGATAAACTTTTAAATAATCTCTTGCTATTAATGTCTTGTTTTTAATCTCATTATCACCAAGAATAATTATTAATTTTTTATACATTTCACCCTCTCTAATCTTTTTACCTATTTTAATATCTTCTCTATAATCAATAGTAGAGTTTATATTAAATAGTTTTAGTTTATTTCTAATATCTTCTGAATATTCCCAATGTTTTTCATTAATTGGTATTATTAATATTTCTCTTGGTGTGAATGGTAAAACTTCTTTAATTGGTTTTTTCATTGTTTATTTTAGATATTTTTTCAATTTTGTTCAAATCTGATCAGACTTTACAATATATTTTATAGAATAGTGATTGAGCTTGTTCGTATATAATATCTTCATTATCATCAATATATACTTCTCCATGACCATGTTCTGAACACTTATATCCCATTTGAGTAAAACCACTTTTTATTTTATCAGTAATATTTTTTTTATTAATTTTAATACCATCTTGTATAAGACACATTATAGCTCTTATATAATCATCTTTATCTATTTGAAATGTTATTGTAATTGTTGTTTTCATATTGTTTGTTTGTTTTTATATAATATATATTAATTTTTGTCCCTCCCCTACGTCATTTTATGAAAATAATTGATAAATATCTAAAAATAATTGTGTTGATAATCAAGTAGTTATGAAAAATATTTAAAATAGTTCAGACTGATCTAGATTTGTCTTAATTTTTCTTATTTTATTTTCTCTTTTTTAAACTTTAATTCCGGATATTTTAATTGACAATATTTTAAAACTTTTTCAGCATCTACTTCTTTTATTATTATAGAATCATGAACAGGTAATGCCCAGTCACAAGGTATATCATTTAATAGATTATCTATCCATATCTTACTTTCTATTCTTTGTAACATTGAACCAACATTTTTATAATTACCTTTTTTATTTCTCTTTAAAAAATCACTAACAATTGGGAATATTTTATGTATTTCAAAGCAAGGAACATATCCATTACCATTTATCCAAAACATAAATAAATCTTTAGCTTCTTTTCTACTTTCTAAATTCAATAGGTAAGATACTTCATTATAAAAGTCTTTATCATTATCAAATATATTATTATAATTAACATCTATAATACCTTTATTTTTTAAATAGTTATATAATAGTCTTGGTTGTGATGAAACACTATCTATTGTATAATATCCTTTAAAATCATTTTTATATTCTCTTATTCCTGAATGGTGAACTCTTCTACCAAAACTATCTCTTGTTATATTTACTTCTAAACCACTTTCTATTAAACTACTTTCTATTAAGGAATACCATCTTAAATTTCTATTAGTTAACATATTTATATTTATATCTTCACCTGTTTCGGTATTAATTAGAAATTTATACTTCATACATATTCCTAATTCTACATTATAACTTTTTGTATATTTAGTTTTAAATATGTCTTTATCATCTGGTATTGCTTTTTTATAATAATCTATTATATTTTTATCTATAAAGTAATTTATTATATTACTATATCTTTTATTTATAGATTGTAAATATTGTGATGAAACAGGAAAATATCCTTGGCTATTCTTTAAATGTTGTTTCATATATAATGCAGCATATATCTTTATAGAGTTGTTCTTTACAGTTCTATTATAAGGCATAGAGTTTATTGCGTCTTTTACTTGTGTTGGTATTTTTATTTTCATAAATATTTTTTTGTTTATTATATATATTAAATTTTGTTTCTTCCTTACCCACTTTTATACATTTTATTCATTTATTTTTTACAAGTTTATAAAACCGGGTAAGAGTAGTTACATATATATACTTATATTATAATATTTAATAAAATGGTAACCAAATTATCTTAACTTGTTTAATACTATTAGAGGTACAATTAAATATTTAATATATAAAATAAAAAGAAATAATGAACTGTAACTATAGAAATTGTGGATTAGAAATTCCAGACACTAAAAGAATTGATGCTAAATATTGTAATAAGAAATGTAGAATGAATGAAAGAACATATATTAGAAGAGAAAAGAAGAAGGCACTTGAATTAAAATGATTTAGATAATCTTATAAATATAAAAAACTACGATATGTCTTGTTCTACGAGCTCAACGAGTAGAAAATAAAAGTACATAATTATTTAAATAAGAATAATAAAATATAATTTGTTTATTAAAAACATTTTACTTATATTTGTATAAACAAAAACAAAATAATATGAAAGTAGAAATTGAAATGTCAATAGAAGGTGGTCCATTTAAAAAAGTTATATTAGATAAAGAATTGGTTATGGCTTTAGATGAATATAATCAAATGTGTTTAACTATGGCATATCTTTATGAAAGAGGTATAGATTTCCCAAAAGAAGAATTAAGGAAAATTAAAGAAGATTGTTATTCTATATTTAGAAAATATAATTGTGATAAGTGGGATGTTAGAGCTAATTATAAATTTAACGAATCTAAACTTATAGAAAACCAATTATAAAATTTAATATATAAAAATAAAAACAAACATGAAAAAATTAATCCTAACATTATCAATCGTATTAACATTATTAACTTCTTGTAAAAAGAATGAAGTTCCTGAGCCTAAACCAAATTCATTATCTGGTACACAATATAATTGTCAATTAGAAGGAACTATTATAGATTTAAAATCTTACCAATATATGTGGGAACCTTCTAAATTCTCAATAATTGTTCAATATAAACAATTGGCACCAAGTGAAATATTTATGCCTTATGATGAATTTATTACATATTCTAAAGGAGATAAATATTGCCTAGATTAAACAATAGTTATAAATATCTTTTCCTTCTTTTTAACAGCCTTTAATTTCTTAAACAGATTATTAAAGGCTGTTTTACTTCCACTTACCCAATCTTTACTTATTGTAGAACCAGGTAGAAGACATCCTTCTGTATCTTCTGGTTTATTTCCACCATGTATTCTTATTCCTTCAAATTGATTAACACTTAGTAATAGTGGTAAATATGTTTTAAATCTATTTGAATAAGATATTATAATTTCATATCTACCTCTTGGTATAGCGGTTAATTCTTTTATCTTAATACCACCAGCTTCCAACTTTCTATCTTTATCCTCAAGTATAAAACATTCAAACTTACCATTAATTGATAATTCTCCTATTGTAGATTTATCTGTAAATACTTTTCTTACTAATTTCAATTCCATAATATAATTTTTTTAATTATATATAATTTTTACTAATCTCAAATCCAATATAATTTCTATTAAGTGATTTAGCAACATTACAAGTTGTTCCTGTTCCTGAAAATGGGTCTAATATTATATCGTATTCATTTGAAGATAATAAAATACAATTTCTTACTAATTTTTCAGGAAATGTTGCTGGATGTATTTTACTTCTACTTGGAGGAATATTCCAAATATCTTTTATACTATCTAATCTATTTCTAAATACATTAGGAGTTTTATTTGTTTTAGTCATCCAATATATATATTCATATGTTGGCATCAAAAATGTATTAAATATTGATGGTGATTGATTCCTATTCCATATTATACTCTGATATAGATTTAAATCAGATTTTAATATCCAATCAAAAGGAGTATATTCTTTACAATTTACTCTTCTATTTTTGTGGTTATAAAATATGCTTCCTTTTGGTTTAATAACTCTTTTAAATTCGTTTAAAATTAATATTTGCCACTTTTGATAATCTGGCTCATACATATTGTCTTCAAATTCATCATATTTAATTTTCCTATGTTTAAATTTAGATAAACCAAATTTATTATATGGTGGTGAAGTTATTATACAATCAATACTATTATCTTGTAACTTTGATAATCCTTCCAGTACATCTATATTATATATTTTATTTAATTCCATAATTTATTTAATTTATATTATATATTAAAAAATAAAAGATTAATCTTATAAACAATCCATAGCTGATTTTTTTCATATTTTTATTTAATATATAATGTATGAAAATTCTTAAAAATAGAGATAGGCAAGCAGAAGCAGTTCTTAAACCAACTACAATTGGTAATCTATTTTTAATTGATAGTAAAGGTAACTTTATATTTAGAAGAACTAGATTTAAAGGATACTCTGCTCAACAATTATATAAAGATTCTCCAGGTTTGTTTATAGAATTTTTACAAGAATTATGGTATCAAGTTAATATTATAGATAAATCTAATATTGACAGACTAATAAAAATATTAGAGAACCCTAATGAAAAATACTAAAACTTTTGATTTTGATTTAGATTGGGGTAATTTTTGGGAAGCGGATACAGCCTTATTCATAGAACCTCTATTTAACAAAGAATTAAATAAAAATGGACAATTTATATCTTGGACGACTTTAAGAAGTTCAGACATATATCCAAATAAAAAAGATTGGTGGAGATTTGATACATTATATAATATTTATTCTTTAGATAATCCTAATCCACAAAAAAAAGTTAGATTTGAAATAAAAGCTGATAAATATGATAATACAGGTAATATTTGTATTGAAAAAATGTGTGGTAAAAAATTAAGTGGAGTATTTCATACGGAATCTGAATATTTTATTTACTATATGCCTAGATATAATAAAGATAATCTTTATATATGTAAACCAGAAAAGATGACAAAGTTCTTACAAGATAATTTTGAAGCTTGTTTAAAGATGGTTGGTGATGGTTCAAGGTCAATGTCTTATATTATTAATAAAAATTCATTTGATGAACTATTTTTAGAACAAAAGATTGGTAAAATATTTACATGGATAAGAGAAATACCTGAAAGATTTAATATAAATAAATTTAACAATGATGGAAAAGTGGTATATAATAGTCAAAAGAAAGTAGATTATGATGAAGACCCACTCAAATTTGTGTAATTCCTGTAAGATGGAACCTAAATATAAAACATATACTAAGTGTTTAAGTTGTGTTAAAAAGAATAATAATTATAATTATAGAATGAAAATGAGAAAATCAGATAAAGAACTAATAGAGTTTGTAGATAGAATTAACAAGAGAGGTGGTTTTTGTTCGATTGGAGAGATGTTAATTGAATTAATAGACCTACATAACAATTATTTTAGAAACTATGAGTATGATAAGTTAAAACCAAATAAACAATTAAGTAGAATGTGGAAAGATTTAAATAGTAAAGTTGATAAGATTAGAATGGGTGAAAAAGAGGTTTTATATTTTAATATATAGTATTATCAGAAACCAAAATGATATATAAATTTAAGTTGGTTAAAAACAGAAAACCTAATTTAAATTTAGTAAAAACGAATCAATTAAAATGGATTTAAAACAAATTAGAGAAGCTTTTAAAGAAGATGCTTCACAGAAGCCATATTTCTTTAGAGGTGAAGGTATTAATGCTGCTGAAGATTTTATAATTAAATTAGGTAGAGAAATGTTATTATCTATGACACCAATTTTTAGTAGTGTTGTAAGACCAGATATTGATGAAATTTATAACTTTATATGGGATAGATTTGATTTAATATTAGAAGCAGATGGTAAATACTTTACATTATATTACGATTATACAATTGAAATGTTAGAATTTTATTTAGATTTAAGTGAAAAGTCGGAGATGTATGAGGTTTGCCAACTCATTAAAAATTTAATAACGAAGTTTGAAGACAACTCTAAATGATATACTTATTTATTATAATAATTCAGAAACTATAAAATCTATGTTTAGTAAAGTACATTCTATACATAGAAAAGATTTAAAGTCTTTTATAATGGATATACTTTTAAATAAACCAGATAAATTTATTGAACAGTATGATTTGGGTAGATTTGATTTTATCATATGGGGTGTTATTAGAAACCAATATTATTCAAAAACATCCCCTTTTAGAAAAAAGTTTTTAACAAATGATGGTCCAGATATTGATAGATTAGAAATAATAGATGATGAACCTGAAGATGAATTTATTGACGAGGAAGCTCTAATAGTGTTAAGAATTAAACAATTATTATTAAGACAACATTGGTTCAACGTTACGATGTTTAACAAATATTATTTTGATAAGATGACTTATAAGGAAATACAAAAAGATACAGGAGTTCATCACTTAAGAGTAAGAAGAGTTGTTATAGAAACATTAGAACATATTAAGAAAGAATTAAAAGATTATAAATTACCATCAAGAAAATTATCTTCCTCAGATAAAATAGAAATCAATTCATTTGAGGCAGCACCAACACAAAGTAAAAAGATACCTAAAAATTTATAATCAGTTATAACAGCTGACATACCTAAAGCACCAGTTACAGCTTTTATAACTCTTAAAGTATTAAACCAAAATTTAAATTTCTTTTTTGTCAACTTTATCATTTGAACATTTTGTCATTTTATAAACATTTATACCATCTAAATTTCTATTCACAGAACAACCACTTAGTAGAATTATAATTAATATATATTTAACTATCGTTTTTATCATCATTTCCAAATCCAATAAAGGCTAATATAAATACTACTAATTTAGATTTACTTATATTATCAAATATATTATCTATAGACTTTTCCATATCTTTTGTAAATTTATGTATTAGGAAGTAATCTAAAAGTATTATTGATAATATTATTAATGGTATAAATATTATTAAAAATATCATTCTTTCTTCTTTAATGTTTTATATAATGTAAGTAACATTATAACAACTGCTGAGCTCCATGCAAGTATTTGAAATAATTGCATTATAACTAAAGGTATATGAATACTATCTAGAAAATTTACTGAACTAATAAAATGTGGTGTTGTTGAACCTATTAGTGCTAATAAAAAACTTATTATTATATTCAAAAATGGATTGTCTGTGTAATCGTGATGTAGCATTGTTTTTGTTTATTTTTGTTTAATATAATTTTAATATCCAAATACCCAGGCGTCACCATTGTTACTAGAACCACCACACCCTCTTCTACCAGTATATATACCACCAAAATAATTATTTTGACTTGGTTTTATTGATAAAACATTAGGAGCAGGATTGAAATATTCAGGAAATTGACCTTGATTATTTATAATATATTCTCTTATTCTTGTAGAAAGAAATTCAGCAGTATCTCTAACAGTATTTCTTAAATATTGTACATTTTCTAATGTAGAAGGATTTGAGTTATCAGAATTCTTTTCAGAAACAGCTTTATTAGTTAATCTCCAGTTTAAAAATGGTAGAGAATTATAAATTGTCCATTGTGCAGTACAAGGTTGTATATAATCTGTTAATAACGTTTCATAATAACCAGAAACAGTACCAGATATAATATCATTCATTAGTTTAATGTATAGTGTATTTCCTATAACAGATTGTATATTTATATCTTGTGATTGAATAATAAATGGTTCAACAAGGTTAGGGTCAACATTTTCATCCATAATTGTCCATTTAACAAGATATTCAAATGTTATAAATTTAGATTTGTTGGTCATTTGTAGTTAATAATTTTTTAATAGATTGGTCATCATATCCAACTAATTTTAATAATTCAGCTTTTTGAGAATATCCTATTGCAGATGTTAAAATAGATAATACTTCACTAACATTAGGTTGTATTGTAGTCTCTATCTTAAATTTATTTATAGTTATATCACCACCACCATTAACATTAGCAATTTTATTTATAACATCTTCAATTATTTTTTGCTTAGGTTTAATATATTGTGCAGTAAATATATCCATACTCTCAAGTATGTTATTTTTACCACCTAATTCACCTTCAGTTTTAATACCAAATAATGATGGGTTTATTACTCTATGTCCTGACATTATACCCTCTGTAACCTCTTTATTTAAATCTATAAATCTCTTATCAGAATTATTTAATGAAATTGGTGTTATAATAGGAGCATTTTGACTACCATCAGAAAAAGTAAATATAACTTTACCTCCATTAGAAGCTCCCTCATATTCTTTTTTTAATCTAGATATTACCATATCCATTTCTTCTTGAGATGGTATTTGTGATGAAAAGTTAATTAACATAGATGGATGAAATCCATTTTGTACTTGACTTAAATGAAATTCTGATATTTCATATTCTAATTGAATCCAATTTGCGGCTGAAATATATTCAGGTAAAGAATACCACTCACTACCTGGTCTATAATCTTTTACCCATAATATTTGTGATGCTAATTCTCTATTCTCTACTGAAAAAGGAGCATATTCTACTCTTCTATTTCCTCTAGATTTTTCCCAATTATCAGATATTAAATATTTACTTACAAAAGTACCACATTCACTAGGAACCATTCTACATTTACTAACATCTATATAATTGATTCTTGAAATCTTTTTTCTATCTCTTGACCATATTAAATTTAGACAGAAATTTCCATAGACTTCAAAATCATAAGATATTCTTGTTAATATCTCATCTAATGTATATACTCCCTCAATATTATTGATTAATTGTTCATTTATAGTATTATCGTTAGCGTTAAATCCACCTCCTCCAATCATACTAGACTTTGATTTAACTATAGCATTATGTTTAGAAGACTTATCCAATAGTCCTTGTAAATATTTAGGCCAAGTATTATCTTCACCCCAAGTTACTATACTATCCCTAACAACTCTTTCAGAATAATGTAACTCAGATTGTTTTTTAAAGTTTATTACTTTTAAAAATTTGTTTACATCATCACTTTTATTTTCACCTAAAAATCCTATTGACTTTTTATTCATTTTAAAATTTATATTTTATTATACGCTGGTATTGTTCCAGAATATGTGAAAGCGTTTAAATCAAACATACCATTTGATGTACCAACTATTTTTAATATTCCATATTCTACTATTCCTGAAGCCGAAGCTATATTTAAATTATAGTTATCTGGCATTTCATATACTATATATTCATATTCACCTACTGGACAATTAATTATTCCAGCTGTCAATCCTGAATATGTTGCAACAGATATAGTAAAAGAATTATAACTCCATGGTGCAACAGAATTATCTTCTGATGTGAAAATAGTTTCTACTTTAGTAGTTTTATTTTCTAATTTCCATGTATAATAAGGATTTACTAGATTAGTTGTAGCCTCATATAATGTAACAATTGCATTATTGTCTTCACCGCTTAAAAGATATATCATACACTATATATATTTTGAAGTTAAAAATTTCATATTAAACTTTTATAGAAAGCTAAAATATAATATATACTGTGTTTGTTTTTATAATCAAAAAAACCCTATGAAAATTTATCATAGGGTTTTTTGTTAATTTTTAATTTAGATTACATAATCACTGTAGCAGCTGCTCCAGATGTTACATTATGTGCAGGCTCGGGCTCTTTTCCGGTAAACGTTATTACAGCTCCATTTAAATCACCTAATGCTTTACCTAATTGTGGTGTAGATGCTGATACTCTTACTGGATTTTGTTTACCCATCAACCAATACTCACCTCTTTGGTCAAGTATTAATATTCTCCATACTCCTTGTCCAAGAACTTTAATCTTTTCTCTTAGTTCAACATCTAACTTTTGTAAAGTTATTTCTAATGTTTGTTCATAAAAAGATGTTCCGTTCTCAGTTGAATATTGTCCAGCTTGTACAAAAGAACCAGTTTCTAATTCTTGTTCAAATGTCCAATATGAAGCAGTAGGATTAAAGCTATAAATCTGATTATTAGAACCAGTGAAACCATATGTAGTATCACCATCCCAAACACCAATGAATACCTTTTGAATACCACCTTGAGCATCTCTACAACCTAAATTATACCCGTTTATTAAAACACAACTCATTTTTAGTTTATTATTTTTATTTTATTATCTAATTTAAAATACTATCCTCCTAAAAAATAAGAGGATAGATTTTAAATTTATAATTATGCTGATTTAAATGCTACAGCTCTTCCTGGGAAGGCAAGTGCATTACCAATTTTTACTTTATATCTGATAAGATATTTATCAAGATACATAGAGAATTCACCCTTAATTGGCTCTTCATCTGGATTCATATCAGTTCCCCAAAGGATATATTCACCTTTAGTTAAGATACCCTTACCAGTTCCATTTAAACCAACTGTTGCAACTAAAGTAATATTTCTTTTACCAAATACTCTAACAGCTGCTCCATCAATCTCATCTGGTGAGAAATGATGTAAGTTTAAGTTTCTAATAGAACGAGTATATTTATCAAATGTATCTTGTCCTACAAACATTACTAACTCTTCTGATAACATATCAGAGTTTAAAGCGTCAATTGCAGAGTCGATAGCTGCGATAACACCATTAGTTACTACTGAAGATACAGTTGAGAAAGATGCAGTTACTAAAGAACCACCTGATGCTGTGATACCAGCTATTCCTGCTGTTGAAAGAACACCCCCAACACAAGAATCACCTTGCCAGAATATTGTATCTAATTTCTTAGCAATTTTACCAAATTTCTCATCGAAGAAAGCTTCTTCAAATGGTAATTGCTCTTGGTCAGAACCTCTTCTCATATATTGACCGAAATAGTATTGCTCCATTTCTGATAAACAAAAAGATTCTTCATACTTTTTGTAACAAGTTGTTAATGTTACACCAACCAATGATGATGTTCCTCCATTAGTGAATGTTGAACAAGTATCAGCTGCTACTAAATCTAAAGTAGTATCCATTGTAGGGATAACTTTTGAATATTTAACATCTGGAACAACACTAATGAAATCTAAAGTTCTTACTTTACCTACTACTGAAGGTATAAAACCATCATAAAGTTGGTCTACATACTTATTAATAGAAGTATAAGTAGCGTTAAATTCTAATTTTTTCTTTTCCATTTTTATTTTTTATTTTTTTTTATTTTTTTACTAAATTTTTAAGTCTTTCAACTCTTACTTCCTCTGGAGATAATTTCTCAAAAGATATTGTTTGAACTGCTGGTTGAGCAGATAATTCAGTCACTTTACTTTCAATATCACTATTCATTTCTACTAATTTAGATACAATAGAAACTAATGATTCAACTTTCTTGTTTAATTCTGCAATTTGTAATCCATATTCATTAGACATTGGCTCTTCTGAAGGATTTTCAATCTCTACTTCAACTTCTGGTGCCTCAACAATTGATTCTACCTTACCATCTAAAACATTTATACTGTAACCTACAGCAGTTTCGTAAGTACCATCTTCAACAGGTATCATATTACCATCTTCACCTACTCTTAAAATTGGTGCTCCAATAACTAACATTTCACCTTCTGACTCAAATACTAAACCATCTACTGTTTCAACTTTAAACATACTAACTTCAACTTCTGTTTCAACAACTGGTGCTTCAGAAGAGAATAATGCTTTAAGTGATTCTTTAATTTGATTTAAAACTTCTTTTTTATCCATTTTTCTTTTTTTATTTTTATTTAAAGTCTATACAATAAATACACATAAGAATGCTCCTATAAAACTATATATATGAACTTTAATTAAATTTCATTATTTGTTAAAATAATTCCATATTTCTTTTAAATCCTCTATTTCTATTGAATCTATAACGTTATAAATATTAGCTGATAGGTTTACTTTTTCTAATCCCAATATACCTTCAATAGAAAAAGAATAGAAACCTTGAGATTTTACTTCATTTGTCCAAAATTTATCATCTTCAACTTTTAATTCTACAAACCAAGTTCCTATTGGTAAGTCAAATCCATAATCTTTAGATTTATCATTTTCAGATTCTTTAATCCAAGAAGAAGATATATAAGCATCAACCATTCTTTTACTATGATTGAAATTTATTTTCTTAGTAGTTCCTGATTTGAAAAATTTATTTACAATTTGTTCAATAACATCTTTAGAAAATCTAATATAATATTCATAACCATCAGGGTCTCTCCTATAAATATCTAAATCAGGTATAAGAGCTGGTCCTAATAATTTCTTTTTTTCTTCTTGTAATGAAAATTCAAATTGTGATGTTAATCTTTGGTAATTAACATTTCTGTCTATAAGATATTTCCAAACAGCAGCTCCAATAGAAGGATTCTTTCCTTCAAACCAAGAACCAAATTCGTTCTCTCCAGTTGTAATACAAGTTGCGTCACCAAGAACTATATTTTCATAATCAATTAGGTCAACTCCAGTATATCTATATTTACTACCATCATTGAAAGTTAATATTAACTCTCCATTATTAGTATTATATCTATAAGAAAAAACATTGGAAGAATTAGCTAAACCTGAAACCACTTCTAATAAAATTTCTTTTGATAATCTAACAGCTTTACATTCAATTGCTGGGTCTTTTACAATAGATATTAAATCAACTCCAGTTTCATCAAAGTCGTCTATCAATATATCATAAATTGGTAAATTCTTATTCATATTATTTATTTATTTTTTAGTATGTACTTCTATTTTCTATAACTTGAACTTTACGTTGTACTCCAGTTATATCAGACTCAACAACATATACTCTCTTTTCTATATTCTCACCAGCTTTATAATCACCAATATTAAGGAATTGTCCATTAGATACAGTATTAGTTGTATTAGTGTTAGTATTAGGTAATGTTGGTGTATTATTACCACCTTGTGCATCTGTTGTAGAACCAGCATCAAATTTTTTAGAAGCTATCAAAGCTATTTGTGATAATGTTGTTAAACCAATTGCAGCAATTCTTATACCAGTTTCTATTGGTTCAGCACCAGTATCTCTTAAAACAGCTGTAATACCAACAGCAGCATTTATACCAGCATTAACAATACCTAAAGCTTTAGTTCTATTAAAGGCTCTTTTTTGTGATTCTATCTGTTGCTTTTCATTACCTTTTAATCTACTTGTTTGTATTGTAGAAACTAAACTATTTAAACTATCTAAAGATTCCAAACCTAATTTAGAATATTGAAAAAACTCATCTGTGTTTTTTATCCTATTTTCTTTATCTTCTTCATCTCTTCTTCTAATTTGCTCACTCTTTTCAAAAAAAGCATTTATCTCTATATCATTCAAAGCCTTTTGTCTATCCATCTCTGAAGCTACTTCAATATTAAAATCCTCTTCTTTTTTAAGTCTTTTATTTATAGAAGCTTCTCTCTCTAATGTATCTACATTTTCTGAAAATAGTTTTAAATCATCTAATTTTTCTTTATCCTTTCTCTTTAATTCATCAAATTCCTCTTGCTCTTTCTTTAATTGCTCTTCTCTATCTTTATTTTGTTCATTATTATATTTCTTTCTTACTTGAAGAGACGCCTTCTCAGAACTTTCTATTATTAATTTTTTTTCTTCTTCAACTTTTCTAGTAACAACAACACCTTCTTGTCTAACTGACTCTATCTCAGCCTCATATTTTTTAATTAACTTATCTCTAAAAGGGTCTTTACCAAGTACTGCTTCCTTATCTAACTCCTCATTTAATTTTTGTCTAAGCTCAAGAATTCTTTGTAGAATTGGTATTCTTGCTTCCTTTTTTCTATCTTCTGCTTCTTCTAAAGCACTATTTCTCTCAATAGCTATTGATGCTAAATCTCTAGCCTCACCTTCAAGACCCATCAATGATATATTATCCTTTAACTTACCTATTCTTTTATCAATCTGTGCATTAGTGTCTTTTAATGATTTTTGATAATCTTCTTCTGATACTGTCAAACCATCAGTAACATCTATACTTTCATCAGCGGTAGTATTATAAATTACAAGAGCTGTGACAAGAGCTGTAATAGCAGCAACAACTAATCCAATAGGATTAGCTTTCATAGCAATATTTAATCCGTTTTGAGCAACTGCTACACCTTCTGTAGCTGTAGTTTGAGCAAATAATGTGGGTATTAAACTAGACAAAACAACTTTAAAATCTTTAGCAGCTTGTCCAATATTAGCAAACTCTCTAATACCATTAGAAAGATTCATTAATCCTTGTAATTTAACTAATGTTCTTTGAAGTTCTTCACTCTCAGTTCCAAATAAAGCTTGTGCTCCTTGTATAGCACCAAAAGCTCCAACAGCAGTTGAAGCTAAATTTGTAAAAGACCTATTAAAATTCTCAACACTATTACCTGATAAAACTCTAATTGTATCATTTACATCACTTAACTTATCTTGTAACTGACCAGCTTTCTCTGTTAGTTGAGTAAATCCTGGACCACCCTCACCAATATTTAAGGCCTCACTCTTTAAAAGCTTAACAGCATCTTTAATATCTTTTAAACTTTTAATTGATTCAGTATTATTTACCGCTATATCAAGTGTTATTTTATCCATTATTTAAAATTGTTTTGTATATAATATATATATTATCAGTAATTAATTTTATTAAGAAACCCAAGTATAACTAAATGTAGTTGGTTGTGAACCTAAGGCCCAATTGAAAGCTCTTAATAAGTTAGATTGAAATGTCCATATGGTCTGACCATTTAATGAGTCAATATCTAAAGCATTACTAAAATATAGATTTTGATAAGCTCCACTATTTAATGTTATTTTTGGATACGAACTAGTACCAGGTGTACTTACAAATGTTCTACTTGTTAGATTTCCTGGAGCTCCAGATAAACTGTATGTTCCTAGACCACCGGTTCCTGAACCAAATGAAGTTATTGTAAATCCTTGGGTTAATCCAGTTGCAAATATTTCATCACTGACTGCAATAGTACCATAAGCAACTGCCGTCACAGCAAGAACAGAACCTGAAATACTACCAGTAAAAATTCTATTAAAACTACTTGTATATGTTATTCTATTAATTGCATCAACCTGTCCTGAAATAAAATTATCTGTTATAACATATTCATTCCCAGCTTGCCAAATTGAATGTACTCCAGCGGTAGTACAATTTAATGTTGTAATAGTAAATCCTGAACTTCCTAAAAAATAAGTTGTACCAAGTAAATTCAATATTCCTAAATTAAAGCCAGATGCGTTAATTGTCATTGTACCACTTGACCTATTTAGTATAGAAGAAGTTGAAACTATTGTTCCAGCGGTATATGTTAAGTTTCCATTATAAGCGTTTATTCCTGACCATGTTATTGTACCAGATGTTGTATTTATGGTAATAGGATTAGTCCAAGATGTAGGTGTTCCTGTTGTCGATATACTACCTGTTCCATTTAGATTTAAAATAGTTGTACCACTACTTGTTGAAGAAGAAGCACTATTGATTAAACTTCCAGCTATATTTATTTGATTTCCATTTATAATAGTATTTCCATTCCCTAAAATAGTGAAATCACCTGCAATTGTCATATTATTACTCAATGTAATAGTTTGTACACCAATACCAGATGTTCCCATTCTTACACTATTAAATGTCATACCATTTGTTGCCAGTGTCGATGTATAAAACGTAATAAACCCGGAGCATACTACTGTTCCTGATGTATACGTTAAAACCGGAGTAAACGTGCTAGCTCCAAATACTCTAGATGCTGCAATTGTTAGTGTATTAGCTCCTCCACAATTAATTATGATATTTAATGCCCAGCCAATAGTAGTACCAGTCCAGCTTCCTGTTCCTGTTAATTCAACAGTAGCAGTTCCTCTGTATGCTACTGTTGAATTGTTTTCAGTTATTCCACTACAATATACTTTATATGCTCCATTTAATACACCTCCATTACCTGTTATAAAATTACCGGTTGCATGTAAATCACTTACTAGTGTATTTGTTCCAGTTCCAACTGTTATATTATTCCATATTATATTATTTCCAACATTGATACTTCCACCTGACCAACCTAGTGAATAATTTCCTGAATTATTTATAGTTCCTGTTACATATGTTAATGTACCACTTGCTCTACCGATATTACCTGTTAATGTTATTGTTCCAGCTGTATTTAAGCTGATTGTATTATTACAGCCTCCAGACCAATTTCCGCCAGTTAATTCAATAGCAGTTGTACCACTAGTAGTTGTTGTAAATACTCCACCATTACAATATAATGTGTTTGAGTTAATAGTAATTAAGGTTGCACCCGAGCAAGTTAATTGACCTAATACCGTAAAGTTTGTAGCTAATGTATATGTTTGAGAGGTTCCTTTAAACTCAAAATCGTTTGGCCACGAGAATCCATTTGGAGTTAGTGTTCCAGTTATTATCATAAGTAACTTTCCAGTGCCAGATACTAACAATCCTGCTTGTAAGGTTATATTACCTGAAACAGAGATTTGATTAGACATAGTAATTGTATTCGCATAACCTGTAAATGTTAAGGTTTTACATGTTCTAGCTAAAGCATTAACTGTACATGGACCTGAATTAGCATCAAATATTGCATCGTGCGTTGCGTCTGGTACTGCACCAGTTGCTCCACCTCCACTCGTTAAGCTCCAATTAGCAGCGGTTCCCCAATCAGTACCTGCATTTCTAAAGTAATATGTTGCCATTAAATATTTATATTTTTTGTCACATTTAATTCTATTAAAGATATAATAGAATTAACTTGGTTTATATTATCTAATTTATTTAACTCTGACTGAGCTCTTAGAATAATATTGTTATCTATATCCTCTGAATTATTTGGATTGAAATGTGCTACCTCAACCACAACTATTTGATTATCAAAGTTATACTCTACTTCAGTATATAGAATCTCTTCTTGTGTTCTTGTATTTAAAATTTTATAAGTCATATTGTATATATTAATTTTTATCTATGAAAATTACACAGTTTATTTTTGTTAGTAAGGATGCTGATTCTAAATAGAATTGAACAATATCACCTGATGTTACTGATGAAGTCCAACTACTTAAAGATAAATCTTCGTTTTTTATTTGAGATATTAAGGTTGGTTTTTCTGTACCAGCAATTGAGTCAGCAGCTGTTGGTGGAAAGTTACCATAAGTATCTTTTCTAACATCTATTACACAACTTCCAGTTGTACCACCAAATATTTGCCATCCAGTTATAGTTCCATTATAAGGAACAACAATCCAATCTGTTTTTCCTACAATTGGAACACCTCCAAACCCATCAAATATAACACCAATAGAACCTTTATCACTAGATAAAGCTCCCTGAGGACCAGTTAAACCTTGAGGTCCTTGAAATCCTTGTGGTCCAGTATTTCCATCTATACCAATTGTTCCATTAGAACCTGTGTTTCCTATTAGTCCTTGAAATCCTTGTGGTCCGGTATTACCATCAACACCAATTGTTCCATTAGAACCTGTATTACCAATTAAACCTTGTGGTCCTGTATTTCCTTGAAAACCATTAGAACCTGATGGTCCTATCTGAGTGTACATTACTTGATGTATATTGAATATAGAAGCTGGTATATCAATAGGAATACCATTATTACTTGGTGAATATGATGTTGTTGCTCCAATTACAACTGGTACAATAATATCAAATCCTGATTGAGTATAACCATAAAAACCTATTTGTATATAATCACCAGAGTTACTTTCAACTAAAAAATTAACATTAGTTATAGCAAGAGTAACATTTATAACACCTGTGTGTAGTATTTCTGAGCTATTTTTAGAAACATAATATGTTACGTTAGTATTAGTAGTATCAAATCCTGGTATATCATTAGTTTTACTAAAATTAAACATGGCGTCAATAGAATATACTCCATTATCACTAACAAATATCTTATCAATACCATCCGTAGTTATACCATTAGAATATCTTGTATTCTCATATTTAACATAACCTGATTGTGTGAAAATCTGAGCAGTTATATTACTATAAAAAGAACCATAGTGTCCTAAAGCTCCACCAACACCAGTTGGTCCTACCAATCCTTGAGCACCCTGTGGTCCTCCAAAAGCTCCTTGAACTCCTTGAAATCCTGTTGGTCCAGATATACCTTGAGAACCAGTATTACCAATTTGAGTGTACATTACCTGATGAACACTTAATTTAATTGGAGCTCCTGATGGACCTTCTTCTAAAAAAACAGGAGCAATTGAAATACCATTATCATTTGTATAAAATGAAAATTCCAAATAATCACCTGAATCAACTTCAATAATCCAATTATAAGTATGTGTTATTGCATACTCCAAAACTATTGTTGGTGTTATAGTATAGTTCTCATCAATAAACCAACTTGTATTTGAAAATGTTGCAGGAATACCATTTTTACTATACCAAACATTAACTTGTGATGTAGTATTACCTCCTGTTTTAAATAAAGTTGTGCTTAAGTCTAATTTATAAACACCATTATTATCAAAAAATATTTTATCTATACCATCACTATAAACACCATTTGTATATGTAGTAAAAACCATAGGTATATTTGAAATAGTACCACCATTAACCCCTGAAATACTATAGAAAGAACCATAACTACCTAAAGCACCACCAAAACCAGTTGGTCCAATTAAACCCTGAGCACCAGTATTACCAACTAATCCTTGAGGACCAGTATTACCTTGAATACCTTGTGTACCAGTTGGACCAAACTGTCCTTGAGCACCAGTATTTCCTATTGAACCTGTATTACCTTGAGACCCTGTTGCTCCAACAAATCCTTGTGGTCCTCCAAAAGGTCCTTGAAATCCTTGAGGACCAGCAGCACCAATTAAACTACCTGTTAAACCAAATACATTACTATCTGGACCAAACTCAACATCCCAATTAATATAAACTCTTCCCGAATGTGTGAAACTTTGTGTAGCTGTTGGTTGTCCAAATATCATAAAATCACTAATAGAATATGTTTGATATAGTCCATCAGCTCCAAATACATATCCATTTTCAAATATTTGTGAAAAAGTCATGTAATTACCAGCAATAATACCATTAGAATTAGGAGGTGTAGTATTGTTATTACCAATAACAAATATTGGATTCTTACTATCAGAAGTTATATTTTGGTCACCAACTATTAATGCTTTACCAGCAGCACTATTAAAATCTCCTAAAATTAAATTCTCTTCTGAATTTAAATTGTTATAATTACCAATAGCTACATGGTTTTCTCCATTAAAATTATTATTTCTACCAATTTTTGTTCCATTATCTTCTAATGGTTCATTTAATCTTGATTGTGTTTGTGGCATCTTTATTTTATTTTTATTAATTCTACATCACATAATGATGGCATAATTGGATTATAATTACTTATCTTATTTATTAAAAACTTCATCGGACGTCCGTTCAAATTTAAAAATATTGTGTCTTTAAAACTTAAATTTGAAATATCACTTTCATTTAAATAAAACTTAGCTGTTAAAAATCTTGAATTTGTATCATTTATTAAATTTAAATAATTTCTCCAATATAGTTCACTTAAATTATTATAAGTAGTTGGCCAATTATAACCAGATGTATAAACCTGTCCAAAATTTAAATCTTGTGTAGGTATATATGGATTATCTAAATGTCCAGCCCATGGATAATAATATTGTATTGTAGAATATGAATTTGGTGTTGCTCCAGGTGATATAAATGATTTCCAAAGAGCCCAATATTTCTTAGAGCCATCTAAAGGTATATAATTTCTAAACAATATTCTTAAATTAGATTCAAATAATCCACCATTTTGGTCTTTAGATATTCTACTAATAGGAAATTGTCCGTTACCAATAGGCACTATTAATGTAGGACTAAAACTAGCTTCAATTTTATTCTCACTAGTAATAAAATCATTATTAAAAGTTTCTAAATATTGACCATATATCTCTTCAGTTTTTAATGTATATTGTTTATTAGGATAATCACCATCATTTTTATATGTTAATAATGTTTTTTTAGATTGTGAATCACTTACAAAAGTAAAATCTATAGATGATACATCTACCTTATCAGTCCAATCTAAATTAGAACCACCATTATAATAATCATCTCTTGGTTCTATATTTAATAATTTATTATTACTTGAGTCTGGTTCAACAAATAGATTAAACATTGTTACTAAACCTTTAAAGAAATCTTTTTGTTTAAATTTACTTGGTAATAAAGAACTCATACTTATAACACCATTTGGAACTAATTTAGCCCTTATACTACTATAAAATTTACTATTATCACTAATATAAAATTCACTACTATCTGGAGGAAATAATGTATTATCTTTAGAACCTGTATTATAATCCATATGTAAAATAACATCTATATTTTCACCAACTAAAGGCACATTGTATTTAGATAGTGTTGGGTCTGGTCTATTATCAAGGTCACTGCTATTAACTGTACATGAAAATGATGCATATAAACTATTACCAATAAGAATAAATTCTGAAACAACACCTGACCTAACATAACTAAACTCAGGAATAAGTGATGCATTCCAATTTGTAGAACATATTAAAGTTCCACTATAACCTGGGTTGTTATAATAATATTCATTATCATCAACAGGCACATTACTACTAACACCTACATTCCAATTTCTTCTAAATTTAACTTTAACATTAGAATCATATAATTGAGCCCAAGGTTCTAATACAAGATTACCTAAAGTTCCACTAACACCAGTAGCAGCTAATATATTTATATATAAATCTGTATTAAAATTGATAACATATACTGGAGCTGTAGCTGGTAATACAAATGAATATGTTGGTGAGTTTTGATAAACACTATATATATCCTCCAACACATCAGTGAAATTAACTCTATTATCATTAGAGTTAAGACTAGAATAATTACCAACAGAATAATATCCAGGTGTAGAAAGATATTGTACTAGAAAATTATAATCATATATATCATCACTTTGTATTAATGTTTTACCATTATGTGGTATTATCATTTTTTTAAAATATTCACTATCAAAAAATTCACTTCTATAACTAAAACCATTATCAATAAATAATCTATCTAATATTGTTTTAGTATATAAAGCTGGTAACATATTATTTAAATACACACCAGTATTTTGGTCAACATTTGAGGATGATGTAACAAATGTTCCAATGTTAAAAGAAGTATAATTCTGACCATTATCTATTAAAGGATAAAAATATCCATGTTCCCAACTTTGAGTCCAAGAATAAACAATATTATCATAGTTCCATGTGTGGTCTAAATAACTTAAATCTAAGTCACTTAAATATCTTTCACCCATAGATGATATGAAAGTTTCGGTCTCACCATAAACAACTACTTCTAAACTAGTAATATCTGTAACATAGTCTGTATTTACTTTCTTTAATTGTAAATTACCTCTAAATATTAATAAACTATTACAATAAATCCAACAAGAAGTCTTTAAATTTTGATTAAAAAGTGAATCAGCATTTAATTCTGATATAAATTCAAAAGCTTCTCTATTACCTTTACTATCTGGAAGAGAAATAGTCTTAGAAAAAGACGTATTTCTTTTTGATATATCTTGTATATCAGCCAAACTATAATTTAAAGATATTACTTCTTGTTCATATACATCTAATAACCTCTTATCACCATTAACTTCTACCCATATTTCTACACTATTTTCCATTAATTATTATTGATTTTGTAAATTAGTCCCAAAGGATACATCAAAAGTCATTGTTAAATTAAATAACTTATCTCTCAATGTTGTTTTCTGACCAAATTGTGTATCATTTATTAAAATAGGAATTAAATTCCACTTATAAGGTGTTCCTCCAATATCTCCATCATAATGTTGATAATCTACTAACCAAACTTTAGATGATGTAACCAACTCTTCATAGAATGATAATTCATTTTGAGATAACCAATCAGTATTTATAGTCCATTGTTCAATAGCCTTTTGTGAAAGTATAGATTTAGAATGTCTCCAGTTATCTACCTCACCCCATGAATTAATTTTATTAGCTTTATTAAAATATTTTCTATCTATATTTAAATTCATTTTTGAATCTAAATTAAAATAAACTCTTTCATAACTACCTAATCTATTTACAAACATTAATTCTACTTTCCATCCAAAATCATAAGGCGATTGTGGTTTAGTATAAGCATTTAATCCTGTACATATTACATCACATTTAAATTCTTTCTTAGCAACAACTATATCTGACTTCTGTCTCAATTTATATGGTCTAGCTATAACACTACCTGGCCATGGGTCCATAACAGCTCCAAATCTTAATACACCACCTTTGGTATATAACTCTTGGTCTAAATATAAACTTGGAGTTGCTCCATTTGTATTCTTTACATAAGCCTGACTTACTTCATCACCAATTCCCCACATAAATCCTAATACATCTGGTGATGATTGTGTTGCTGATACAATTGAAAAGTCTAAACTATAAGTTCCTTCTGGTAGATAAACATAACTATTACCATTACCACCAAATGTAGTATTTAATTCATTAGCTTTAATTGTTCTTAACCATATAACACCATCATCACAACTACCATCTGATACACTAAAGTGTAATTGACTATACCAAAAACCAACATTACCACCAAATCCTGTATCAGAATATGGCCAGTTACTATCACCTTGAACTACACCAGAAGCTGTTGCAGTCTCTTTAAAGTTATAATCTTCTGGATACCAAGGTGTATAAGAACCATCACTTGATTGAAAAGAACCAAATGGTCCTCTAAATTCACCAAAATTCTCACAGAAAGGAGTATAATAGTTTTCAAATTGATAATGAAATGGATATGGACTTACATTTGTAAATGACCAATCTAAATCTGGTGCTCCTGGGAAAGGAGATGTTTCAACTGAATAATCATATTCAACACCATCAAAATCCATTAGTATATTTAATGGTTCTTCAGTACCAGTTGATTTATCAAAATAAGCAGTACTAAAATACTTCTTAATTAATTCTACACTAAATACATCTCCTGAAACAACTGAAGCTGATAATCCACTCCATATACTAGGATTACTAATTATAACTTCTAACTTTCTCCAATCTAATTGAGCTGTTAAATCTCTACTTATAAAATCATCTATATCTCTTTGATATGTTCCTTTTATATTACCACTTGAATCTTTAAGTGTCCATTTAATTGTAGTAAAGTTAGGAACAGCTGATACACTTGCACCAAATGTTTGAACAGGGTTTAATATATTCTTAATAGGATTAAATTGTCTCCAATATGCTGGCCAATATGATGTATGTAAAAGAACACCTAAATTATAATTAGGATATGTCATTTCACCAGTCTTATTATTTAAATAAAATGGTAGTGGTTTTTTACCCATTGAACCGTCATCCCAATTTGTCATAAACAATCTTGGAACTGATGTTGTACCACCTGGTGTATAATATGGTGGGACTCCAGGAAAACTATATGTTAAATTATAATTACTATTATATCTTGGGTTAAAATTAATCCACTCATCTATTATTAATCCAGCAGCATCATTCATTGGATTTATATTTAATTGTTTTCTTAAACCACCAGATTTAAAACCTGGATAATTTAATTGACCTCTATTATCATAAAACTTATTTAACTTTCTTTGCACAGTTCCATTTAAAGAATAATTAATTACCTGTGTTCCAGCAACATTACCTAATACAACACCTGGTCCACTTACATCTGTACCAGAAACTAATGCTGGTGAATATTTATTTAGAGAAGCTAATCCATAACCAAAATATTTCCAATAATTACCTGTTTGAATAGCATTAGCTCTAAGTAGATATGTTACAGAACCTCCTTCACCAACAGTATCACTAC